GATTATTAATTACGTCTTTGTAGTAAATTGAACCGCCTTCTAAACCTTTGGCGTCAGAAGCTTTGGACACATTATCAAATTTTTCTAGAACTGTTCCTGCTACACCTGAGAATAGACCGTCTTCGTCTATTACAATAATGTGCATTTGGTCGTTTGACCCGCCTTTAGCTGACACCATTGGTGAAGTTAAAGGTGCTCTATCAAATTGTGTTTTGTATGTCCAATCAGAAGCTAATGTTGCTGTTGCTGTTGCGCTGGAACCGTCACCGCCAATAGTAATTGTTGGTGCTGATGTGTAGCCATTACCTGGATTAGTAATTACAATAGCAGTAACTGCTCCGCCACTTACTGTAGCTGTACCAGTAGCAGTAATACCGCCTGCTGGTGCTGCACTAAATGTTACAGTTGCTGATGTGTAACCAGATCCACCTGCTGTAATAGTAGTTGAACCAACTGAGTTGGTGTCATAGTTACTAGAATCTGCAAATGATACTTTAAGAGAGTTTCCTAAAGTTCCAGGATATTTAGCGACCCACATTCCGTTGGAACCGCCACCTGAGCTATGATTATTATCATAGTCTTCGTCATTATCAACAATAATAGCTGTGCCAGAAGCCACTGCGTTACGCGCATTGTCTCCTGCTGCTCTGACAAGTTTAAGATTATTACCGTATGCTAGGAAACTAGCAGCAGTGAAAAAATCAACAAAGGTGTCGTTATTTGGCTCAAAGAATCTTTCTACAAGGTTGTTCTCAGAACTTACTGTTGTGATCTCGTCTACTGGCCCCCACTGGAAGTTACCTACGAATGCACCAATAGTAGATGCAACTGCAGGTACCACACTGGTTAAGTCAGTCTCTTGTACGAGTACACCTGGTGATAGCTGAAATGCCATGTTTTTCTCCTCGGTTTAATATTATCTTATGAATGACACAAGTTTTATCATCGTATTATTTATAAGTTTTAATTTTTTACCATATCCCGAAGTTTTTGTTGTAGATTTTTACCATAATTGTCTTCTAATAACCACAAATCTCCATTTATTACTTCTGCTTCGGGCTCCTGTCCATCATTACGAATGAATGGTGTTAAGTTATGTTCTATATCTCCCATCTGAGATTTGTATAATCCTTCTCTTGTGTTAATATCAGTCATATCTTTAAAGAATGCCTGTGAAGATAACCACCCAAACAACACCATACACATTACCAAGTCATCATGATATCCTTCATCTGCTTGGTAGGTGTTGCCTTTTTCTGTAAACGTTGATATTTCATGTATTATATGTTCATCAAATATCAACAGTTTCTGTTCTTCTAATAAAGACTTAAATGTAAAAAATCCTTGTCTTTTTACTTGTTTAGATGTATTTACACCTAATCTTGTTGCTTTACCGAAACCTGGACTGACATATTGTCTGTTCTTATCAGTAACGGTACTAAGAATATTATCATATTCTATCTCTTCGTGTAGTATTTCCACTACCTGTTGTCCTATGTCGTTTACCTCTACTAAGACAAACGCATTATTATAATCTTTTGCTACTTTTCCAATAACATCTGGGTATAACATAGGTGCTATTTGATTATCTCTATATTTTGCTACTACTCTATACGGCATTTCTGTAATATCTATTACAACAAATGCTGAGTAGTCTCCGCCTATGCCCCTTGAAGTATCTACTGTTAATGTATAATAGTGATTTTCTTTTGGACTCTCATATATATCCAAATGATTATTTTGAAACTCAGGTTCTTTTGTACTTAGACGTGCTATTGTAGTTGCATTGATTAGTGTATTAGTTGAACCTAGGAACTCACACATAACCTCCTGGTTAAACTTAACATCACCAAGTAATTGTTTCTGTTCTTCTAACCACTTCTCATCTCTTCCTGGTATCTCATAGTAAGGTATAAACATATTTTCAAAACCGTTTACTCCTTCTAAAGACTCATTCCAAAACTTCCAAAAGTGATTGTAACCTAATGGTGTAGATGTAAGTAGAATCTTTGTTGTTTCACCAGCTGAGATAGTAGGATAAACAGATGTAAAGAATTCGTCTGCTATGTTGTTAGGTATGATTGCTGCCTCATCAATATAGAGCCAGTTTACAGATTTACCTCGAATGGCTGCTGCCGTTGTGGCTGCTGTTAATACTTTACTGTTATTTTCTAATTCTACGTCACCCTTGTTCCATACTTTAACACCTTGTTGCATCCATATAGGTAAATTCTCATACATTATTTGATACCTGTTCAATACTTCTCTTGCTGCTGAGGATTTGTTAGCCATAATAGCTACTGTTTTATCCTCTTCAAAGATTGTATAATGTAATATACACGCTGCTGATGTTACTGTTTTACCTTGCTGACGTCCTTCCATAAGTACGACACGTCTGTTGTTCATTATACATTTTACTTTTTCTTTTTGACAGTCGTATAGTTTAAATGGTTGTAGACCTTTATCAAGTGTAATAATTTTTACATACTTTTCTATAAAATATACAGGATCTTCCTTACATCTAACATACTCTTTAATTTCTTCTTCGGAGAAATCATGTTGGTACGCTAATGGTTTTAGATTAGGATTACCGTGATATGAGGTTTGTTCATTCATCTTTTGGTGTAACGTCTATTGGTTCCTGTTCGTGTTTAATTGCTTTCAATAAGTCTTTTGTACTTCCTACAAATAAATTGTTCTGTGTCTGTATAGCTTTTTGACCTTTACCTTCACTTTCTATTCTCTTTTGTGCTTCCTGTACTGCTATCATATCTTTAGCATTGTCTTGTAAATTCTTAATAGCTGTTATTGCTACCTCGTATGCACGTGGTTGGTCAGAATTTCTTGCTATATGTAGTATGCCTTCTATTGCCTCAGCATTATATTGTTCTGCCTGTTTTAATATTGACCTAGCATACTCGTAGTCTTGGTCTCTTTGTTGTATTCTTAATTTTGCTTTATCATCATCAGACAAAGCAACGTCAGGAAGATTTTCTTTTTCCTTCAGTTCTTTTAAGTTCTTTTCTAATGCCTTTGTGACTTCTTTAGTATTAAATGTCTTATCTAAAGAGTCAAAAGGGTTATTCGAATTCGGCATCAAACTCCTCCAGGAACGTATAATCGTCTGAAGGTGTCGCGGATGTTGGATTTACAGAAACCGTAAGTCTTTCTCTATTAGAAGTAAGCGTTCTATTCAATGCCATTTCAGGGTCATTAAATATATCTGCAATTGCCTTCTTTATCACTCCCACGTTATTAACATTGCTATAAAAATTAAGTGTCATTGTAAAATTTAATGTCCAAATAATACTTAACCTACTAGCAAAGTCACCTTCATATTGATCTTCATACGATACGTTATCTAATGTTATTTTAATATCTCTTTTTATATTTAATTCTGGTAAATCATTTACTGTTACATTAAAGTCTGGATTAAAGTACGGTATAATCTGTTCCAAAATTTGTAAACCATCTTCTTGGTTCTTCGCAAATATATATAAAGATAAATTCATGTTGTATGGCGTAGAGTTAAATACTGTCCTAACTGTATTGACGTCATCATTTAAACCAACTGCTTTATTTTTTTGAATAGCAGTAGTTTTTCTAGTAGGATCGTATCTAATACCATCAATTTCAAAACCTATTCTAGGTAATGTTAGTGCTACCTCGCCCCTTGTTGTGGAGTCTGGTACACGATTAATTCTTGTTATAAATTTCTGTTTTGTAGAATACGCTAAAGGTACTCTAATTGTTTGTGCTACTGCACCTGAACTGTTCTTTCTTTCTATGTTTATATTATTAAAGATAGTTCCAAAAGCAATGATTGCTTTTCTTATATGACTGTGATAAAATGTTGTATCCTTAAACATATTATCCTCCTATCTCACCAAACGGATTACGTTCACTAAAGTCTAGTATTCCTTCTACTGTTAATAAATTACTAAAGTCTGTATTGTCTATTGGCTCTATAGTTGTAGAGAAGTCCTCTTTAATTAATGAGCCTCCATCTTCTAACAATAGTAATTCTCCTGTTTCCATTTGGAACTGATACTCTAGTAAGTCTTGTGAGTATTTAGTTTCAATTGCATCTATGTCTGTAATACCTGTATTGAGATCTTCTGAACTGTATTCGAATAGTTCACAAACCAATCTATAAACATAAATTTTATTAAGTTGAAAAAATGGATTTTGAAAATCTACATATTTAATCTCGAATAAGGATTTTGTTAAAGGAAAATATAATAAATCTCCTTCACTTGGTCTAGCTTCTTGTGTAAAGTTGGCATCCTCTTGGAATACCATATCTTCCCATCTACGTTTTGATAAAACAAAGTTAGCTTGGTCTCTAACTTCTAAACCAAATCTACCAAATATATCTCCCTGTCCTTCGAAACCTGATACATTTTCAAGATACATTTCTAAAGGATACGCATTATTAAATTGAGAAAGTTCATCCTCATCAAATATTGTATCTGTGTTTACTCTAGTTCTTGGTAGGTAATAGACGTCGTGTCCATATACTTTAAGACTCTCAATTACTAAATCTTCTACAAGACGTTGTTCACTGGTTACACCAATTCCTTTGCCTGCATTAAAGTAGTTGTTTGTTGGCATCTATTTACCCTATCATTAATGATGGCGGTAGCTCGTACTTAGATTGCATTTCTTGTTCTATTTGCTGTATCTCTTGTACGGCTTCTTGATATATACTTTCTCCGTTTAAAGTTACCCCTCCAGGCATTTGAATACCCTGGAATTTTTTCAAGTTCTCGCCCCATTGTCTTTTAAATAATGCAGTTACATACTTCTTGAGAAACATATCATCATAGACTTCTGAGTATGTTGCAGGGTCTACAATAGCGTATGCCTCTGCCACAATATAATCTCCCCTATTAAATGTTTTATCCCAATCTGTATCTACATGAAGTTTATTAGTTTTTCTATTGAATCTAATTTGCCTATCACCTGTTAGAAGTTTTTCTAATGTAGTTAAGTGTGATTGAACTACGGAATAATATACCATGTCTGCACCCATCAAATTATATAAATCGTTCATTCTAAATTGATACATTAGGTCAAATAGTTGTCCGTCTCTAGTATTATTAGTTGCTGCTCCACCAAAGTTGAACAGTCTTGTAATACCTAGTATTTGGTCTGTTATAGGAATATATCCGTTTTCTATATCACCTTTTGTATGAAAATTTGTAGCGTGCAAAGTAGCAGTTGCGCCACTATCAGAACCAGTAAGTTGTTCAGAGGCTTGGAACGTTCCGGATTTAACCGTCTCGATTTGAATGAACTGTCCTGTGGAATCTGCACCGTCTACGATTGCAGTTGCACCGGACGTTCCGCCCGTAATTGTTTCACCTTTAGTAAAGTTACCTGCAAGATTTGCAGTAAGTTTAAGAGTAGATCCTGTAATTTCATGTTTAACAAAAGTTTTTTCTACACCATCGAAATGATATTCTTGAAAGAACTGTAAAGCATCATCCATACGATCTGAAAGTTGTCCTTCGTCAACGTTGATTTCTATTACAGGAGCGCCTAATCTCCTTAATGCGTAATCTTGTAAGTCTTGTCTACTTGCTAAAGCCATACCTTATCCTAGTTCAATAAAGATCCACCGCTGTCATATACTGCAAGTCCTGTAATAGTAGGTGTAGCTCCTTCACCAGAGTTATTTGCTAGTGAAATACCATTACCTGCTACTAGACTTTCAACATAAGAACCAGATGTATCTGTTCCTAGTGCAACACTATTTGCTGCTACTGTTGCTGTTATTGTTATATTGGCCGTTCCATCAAATGATGCTGACCCACTAAGGTCACCACCTAATGATATTGTTCTTCCTGTTGCCAATGCAGTGGCCGTTCCTGCATTACCACTTACGTTACCTGTTACATCTCCTTCTAGAGCGGCTACTAAGGTTCCTGTAGAAATTGTAAGGTTTCCTGTACTTGCGCCTGTAAATGACCCTGTACCTACAATAAATTTGTCTGCACTTTCGTCAAATCCAATAAACGCGTTGTCTGAACTTCCTCTTTCAATTACTATACCTGCATCATTTGCTGGCGTTCCTGATGTGCCGTTACCTAGTTCTAATAATGTATCAGATACCACGGTATTTGTTGTTGCTACTGTTGATGTTGTACCATTAACTGTTAGATTTCCTGATAGTGTTAGGTTTCCAAAAGTTACATTGTCTGAGGTACCAACTGCTTGTCCAATTGAAATTGTACTTCCTGATATAGTTACACCTGTTCCTCCTGTGAGGTCAATAGCAAATTCTGTAGAACTTAACGATAAGCCTGTTCCTGCTGTATAGGTAGTATTTGTATCTGTAGAACTAATTGTAGTTCCAGAGATTGATATATTACTTCCTATTGCTAGCCATTGGAAGGCTCCTGCGCTATCGTCCCAGAAAGCTATTCTATCGCCATCGGGATCTGATAAACTTTCTAATCCTAAATGCGATAGGGCTAAACTTACAGTACCACTTGTTCCACCACCGGATAGTCCTGTTCCTGCGGTTACACCCTCAATGTCTCCCGTTGTTAATTCGGAATACTTTGCTAGTCTGTATCCGCCTGCGGTCGATCCGTCGTGTACTCTGATGGTATCTAGATCTGTATCAATTGAAATTTCTCCAACAGCACCTGTAAAGCTATTATTTTGAGAGGTTGTTCCTCTTCTAAATTGTACTTGTGTTGGCATTTATTTCTCCTTTAATAAGTTCCACCGTCAATGCTAGATCCATCTACTAGATCATTAGCTGTTATACTTCCAGAAATGTTCGTACTAGGAACATTTCCGTTTATGTTGGCGACCGTAGCTAACATAAGCTCGTGTCCGCCTTGTGTACTGCCGTCGTGTACCCTAATTGAATTATTAGTTGTATTAACAGATATTTCACCAACAGCGCCTGTGAAAGCATTATTTTGTGTAGCTGTGCCACGTCTAAATTGTACTGTTACTGCCATATCTCCTCCTAAATAGAACTGCTTGAACCTAAATCTTCAGTTGCTAATCTCTGCTTAATCGATGTTTGTAAATCATATTGGGCTTCTATTACTTGTCCAAATGCATCTGTTGACTGAGCATCCAAATTTCCGTAATCTCCTGTAGGAAATATTAGAGTTTGATCTTTTTCAGTAAAGTTTGCAAATTTAACAATTGAATTACCCGAATCTCTGATATACGCTATTTGATCAGCTGTGTTAATGGCAACCTCACCAACAACCAAATCAGATGTAGTAGGTGCACTACTAGCTGTTTCTGATCTTTTGAGTTTAATTACTGTTGCCATCTATAGCTCCTATTCGTTTTCGTAATTATAGTCTGGATTAGGAATAAGTTTTCTAGGACCATCCACCTTAGGGTTATAACCTTTAGGTTTAGGTTCTCGAATAAACTTAGCAGGCCTTTTAGGCTCGTTTTCAACTTCAGGTTTATTGGCAGCTTCTTCTTCCTGTTTTTCAAACTTGGTTTCTTTAAGCTCTTTATCCAATTCCTCATTCGTTTCCGTAAGTTTTTCTTTTTCCTTTTCCAAGACACTTAATCTTGTTTTTAATACTATAACTTCTTGCGTTTTGGCGTTTAATTCCTGCTGCAAGTTATTGATATATTCATTAATAAGTTTTTCATCCATTTCACAATCCTAATTTCAATTAGTAAGTACCGCCATCAATTCCGCCGAATTCGGGTGTACCACCTGAGCCTGCTTGAAGAACTTGTCCTTCGGTGCCTGCTGCTGTTACTTGTAAAGCATTAGTACCATTACCAAAAATGATACCATTACTTGTAAATGACCCTGCGCCTGTACCACCATCTGCTACTGCTATGTCTGCTGACAAGCCAGATACTGTGCCGCCTGATACGTTACCCTCGATATTAGCTACCAAGGTGCCTACTGCATAACCTGTTCCACTTGTATTAACAGTGGTTGTAGGAGCTGCCTGTAAGTCTTTAAATAATTTCCACTTTCCTGAGTCACTAGCGTCTCTAAAGAAACCTGCGTATAAGTCTTGTGAACCAGAAGTATCATAAAGTCCGTATAGACCGATATCTAATGCGTCTGATGAATTATTACCAGATGCTAATATGATTAATGGGTCTGCAACGGATAGTGTTGTAGAGTCTACTGTTGTTGTAGTTCCTGATACAGTTAAGTTTCCTGAAATTGTAGCGTTTCCGCCAATTGTTACGTTGTTAGGTAAACCAATTTGTATCTGGTTGTTTGAAACTGTTGTTTCAATTTCATTAGCTGTACCTGCGAAAGTTAATGTTTCGCCACCAGCTACTGTATCGTTTGAACCGGAGTCTGCTGCAATATCAAATGATGTTGCAATCGAACCTGTTGATGCTGCTGTGATACGTCCTTGTGCGTCAATAGTTAATATTGGAACAGCTGTTGTAGAACCATATGATCCTGCTGTAACTGCTGTGTCATCTAGAGTTGCAGTAAGAGTATTACCTGACATTGCAGTTGTGATACCTGTACCACCTGCGATGGTAAAGGTTTCTGAATCAGTAATTGCTCCTGTTCCAGAATCACCTGCTACGTCTACATCAATGGCTGTAACCTGAGAATCAACGTATGCTTTAACTGACTGCTGAGTAGGTACCATAGTAGCACTATCAGAAGCCATGTTGTCTTCATCTACGAATTGAGTAACAGTAATTGTACCATCACTTAATGAACCGTAAGTTATAGTTCCACCGTTGAAATTTCCACTGGCGTCACGTTTTACGATTGCAGATGCTGTGTTTGCATTTGTTGCATTGTCAAGAAGGTCGGTGTAATATTTACCACCAATTTCTTGTATTACCTCAGATCCTCCAGAATCAATAGATGAAATATACAGTTTGGCACTGGCACCATCGCCTGTTCTGTCCTCAGCGTAAGCTAATTCGCCTTCAACAAGATCCGATGTACCAGGAGCTGCTGAACCAGTACTCCTCTTAATCTGAATAGTTGTTGCCATTTATTTTCTCCTATTAATTGGTCTTTATCTAAGTCTTATCATCTATTAGGAACCAAAGGTTCCACCATCAATCGCTGTCACGTTTACGGAGAGGTTCGATGCGGGGGCTGCCTCCCATTTTCCGTTATTGCTGTCATAAACTAATGTATAACCATTTTGAACACCTGAAGTATCCACACCTTCTAGTCCATCTAGTGTTGTAGAAGTTTGTGTTTTAGACTGAGAAGTAGTGGAAGTTACCACCCTATTGGTGCTCGTTCCTATTGTTACTTTTACTCCCATTTTATGCCCTCGTTACGTTTGGTGTTACAGTTACAAGTCCTTCTAAAACCCTTAAAGTTTCTGCTGAACTTGCAATTTCGACATCATAAACATATCTACCTTCTTTTAGGGTAGTTGTTTGTGCCGCTGTTAGAGATATCGTAATTTGTCCTGTTCCGTCCACCTTGGCTACTGTAAAATCAGTGGCGGTTGTTGAGGAATAATGTTTACGAAGTTGTGATGTTACTGTATATGATGTAAGATCTTTTGCAGTTCCGTCAGCATTAGTCAATGTGATATCTAAGCTGAACGTTGCCCCTTGATCAATTACAATATTCTGTACAGTAGCCATCTATACCTCTAAATTATGTTACTCTCTTATTTATAAATAAAAAGAGTACAAGATGAAAACGATTTTGACATTAAAATATGGTGATAAATACACATCAAATGATGTGAATTCGATACACGAGCATACCGAAGGCAAATTTAATTACATTTGCGTTACCGACGACCCTAAAGGGCTACACCCGGATATCAAAGTTATTTATATAGAACACGAACCAGACGGTAACATGGAAAAGATAAAATTGTTTCAAATTAAGGCAGATGAGGGCGAAACAATATTATACTTAGATTTAGATGTAAGAATACAAAAACCTATAGACCATTTGTTTGATTATTGCACACATAATCCTGTTATCTGCTACACTTATTGGAAAGAAAGAGGCGAGAAAGAAGGGATACCTATACACGATTTTCCATATCATGCTAGTCATCCTTTGTCTAATTATAATTCAAGTGTAATGCTGTGGAAAGACGCCACATATATTTGGCGTAAATATGCAATGAACGAACATAAATATCGTAAAAAGTATCCTTATGGTGATGATACATTCTTATACCATGAAGGATTTACATTTGAACATTTTCCTAAAGAGGAGATATACTCATATATGTTTGATGGCAGGACATATCAAAAAGATAAAACAATTTGCCTATTGAATGGACAAGATCAATACCCGGAGATTGCAAAAGAATATGATGAACTTTGTATGCATCAAGTGGGGGACTAAATATGGACCTCATTATGTGAACAATCTGTATCGTATGGTACAGGATAATTACAAGCATAATTTTACTTTTACTTGCTACACCGATGACCCTAAAGGTTTGAAGTGTGATACAAAACCTATACCTGATATAGATCCTTTACATCCTAAACATTGGTTTGGTAAAGAAAATTACTGTTGGGATAGAGCAAAGTTTTTAGTATTCAACTCCCATAACTTTTTACAATATGATGGCAAGTGGTGTTATATGGATTTAGATGTAATCATACAAAATGATATATCTGATTTAGATGAGTTAGCTCTAAAACCTAGAATCATAAATGTATTGTGGGATAATCCTAAACATAAACACAATAGAAGATTTATAGACATACGCGGAACATATTATAATTCTAGCGTAATGTGTTGGAATAAAGACCAATGTGAACATATATTCTGGGATGCAATGGAAGAAGACCAACAAATATTTAGAACATTTTTTAAAGGTACAGATAACTATCATTTTTGGAGACAAAGACACTTCTGGAAAAATATTCCAGATGATTGGACTTATAGTTATAACCGAGGAAAACATTGGCCTGACGATTTGGAGGCACATAAATATAGAAAAGAATGTAAGTTT